TACGTCGATGCGCTGGGCGTTCTCGCTGGCGTTGATCCACGACGGCACCAACGAGTAGACGCCGGTAGAAGCACCAGGCGTGATCGGTGTGTTGACAGCCCACCCATCCGCCACACCGGTAACGTTGCCCAACTTGACGAACGCTGGGTTGTAGAACAGGTTCTCGCTACCTACATCGCCGATGCTGTTGGTCAGGCTGACGATCGAGCTGCCTTGCGAACTAATCAGTCCCTCTGCAGCGGTGACCTGTGTACCCAGGCTGGTGACCGCCGAGGCATCTGCTTTGGTCACGACCTGCGACAGTGCCGAAGCGGCCGCAGCGGCAGCGTCGGTGGCGATCTTGTCCGTTACGGCGGCCCAGGCACTGCCGGTCCAACGCTTCGGCGTGTTTGCCCCGCCGGTGGTATCGATCCACAGATTCTGCGCCAACTGATCGGCCGCCGCCGGTGCGCCAGTTTGCACGATCACCTTGCCCTTGCCGCCGGCCAAGGTGTTCGCCGCGTTCGCCGCGTTTTGCGCGGCAGTCACGTTACCGTTGGTGGTGGTCAGGCTATTGTTCAACCCGGTGATCGAAGTGCCTTGGCTGCTGATCGTCCCTTCCGCCGAGGTTACCCGGGTGGTCAAGCTGGTCAGCGCTGCCGCATCGGCCTTGGTGTTGGCCACCGACAAGGCGTTGGCGGCTGCCGTTGCCGCATCGGTGGCCACCTTGTCGGTCACGGCTGCCCAAGCCGAACCCGTCCAGCGCTTCGGCGTGTTCGCCCCGCCAGTGATATCAATCCACAGGTTCTGCGCCAACTGATCGGCCGTCGCCGGCGCAGCGGTCTGCACGATCACCTTGCCCTTGCCGCCGGCCAAAGTGTTCGCCGCGTTCGCCGCGTTTTGCGCAGCAGTCACGTTACCGTTGGTGGTGGTCAGGCTGTTGTTCAGCCCGGTGATCGAGCTACCCTGGCTGCTGATCGTCCCTTCAGCCGCTGTCACGCGGCTGTCCAGGCTGTTGACTGCCGAGGCATCGGCCTTGGTGTTGGCCACCGACAAGGCATTGGCTGCCGCTGCCGCCGCATCGGTGGCCACCTTGTCCGTCACCGCTGCCCACGCCGAACCCGTCCAGCGCTTCGGCGTGTTCGCCCCGCCGGTGATATCAATCCACAGGTTCTGCGCCAACTGATCGGCCGCCGCCGGCGCAGCGGTTTGCACGATCACCTTGCCCTTGCCGCCGGCCAAGGTGTTCGCCGCGTTCGCCGCGTTTTGCGCGGCGGTCACGTTACCGTTGGTGGTGGTCAGGCTGTTGTTCAGGCCGGTGATGGCCGTGCCTTGGCTGGTATTGACCCCCTCGATGCTGGTGATTTTGGTTTCAGTGGTGTTGACCCGAGCAGCCAAACCGTTCGACTCGGACACTACTTGACCAACATCCACCCAATAGGTCGCATTCGGCGGCGACTTCGCGCCGCTGGCATCCGCCGGTACCGCGATTTTGGCTTGGTACAGACGATCACTCAGGCGCGTTGAGGCGCCGGCGGCGTAGGCTTTTTCCTTCTGGTATTCGGCCGACTTCGCGAGTGTGGAGACCTGATCGATTTGCAACTGAAGGTCGGTTTGAGTTTCGCTGAACGCCTGCTGCGCTTCGCTCAGCGCGACTTGCCCTTCGTTCACCAGCTCCTGCAGGTGATCCGTGACTTCGCCGATTTGCTCGCCCAGCTCATTCACTCGATTGTTGACTGATCCCGGCAGAGTTGATGGGCCGTCAATCAGCTCGATCCGCCCCAGCAGATGCTGGCCGAGGTGAGAATCCGTTATTTCCCCCTCCAGCGCATCCAGGTAAGCACCGACGTCATTCGACGTTGATGCGGGTACGTACAGAAATGCGCTTTTGCCATAAGCATTTGACGACCGAACGAAGTAGTAATAGTTGGTGTAGAAGCCGAGTCCGGTATGAGTAAAGGAAAGACCCTGCCCCAGATACACCGCATCATCCGGGTCAGATGCTGGAACCGTGCTGAAGAAGTACTCATAAGTCCCGCCATTCAGCCCGCGCAAGGTGTTGGACGGAATCAAGGTGATCGAATCAATCGATGACTGCACCACACAGGCTTCAGGAATGGGCGGACCATTCACGCTGACTGAAATAGTCGCCTCGCCCGACCGAGCCATCGGCCCCACCGCCGCCACACTCATCGTGTAGCTACCCGAAGGCAAGCCATTGATAGCCCGCTCGGTGGACGTCGCCGGAACATTGTGCGATTGGATCGCGGTCGCACCCTGGCGAACGATGACGATGTATTCCTTCACAATGCCGGACGGAGGCACCCAGGAGAGGATGCCCTGTGTCACCTCGGCCGATGCATCCTGCGTCCACTTGAGGTTTGTGGGAGAACCCAGGCCACCGGTCGGTAGGTTGATAAAGCCGATCGGATTGTAGGGCTGGCCAACTGCATCACTGAAAATGGCCGGCTCATACTGCGCCACCGAGACACTGCAGCCATCTTTATCACCCATCGACCAATTGGTGACGATGAACTCCCCCAGGATGTTCAGCGACGGCAGGTTGACCCTGATGACCCGACCAGGCCGGCAGTTGTAGCCGGAAAGGTTCATGGGAATGCTGATGGTCCCACCCGCCCGCCGGCGGCGCAGTTCGATGTTTGCCAGGCGCTGAGCCTGGTACGGATCAGTGACATAGGAGAAGGTCAGCGTCTCCGCCGCCTCCCCACCGTCTTCGACAACCCACTGATCCACTTGCACTTCGGGATAGTCGGTTTCGGTCCAGGACTGCGAAGGGTCAATGAAGGTGCCGCGCACCGTGTTGATGGCAGAATCGTTGGTTGGCTCGGTGCTGCCAGTGATGGTGCCCACCACCATGTCTTCGGTGATCTCGAAATCATACGGACCGTAGTACGCGCCCGTCTGGAGCATCCAGCGACCACCTACACGGATAAGCTTGCCCGCGCACGCCGCCTCAAGTTTCTGCAATACACCTGTGCGTTGCTCGTCAGCGCCGATTACGCAAGATGTCCGGTAGCGCGGACTGGCCGATCCGTCAGCGTTGGTGACCGTCTCATCGCAGACGTTGGCTGCACTGGCAAAAGTCGAAAACACAATCTCATCATCCGGCACACCGCAGCGCGTGCGCAGGTACCAGAGAATGTGCAGCGCCGTGTTTGCGGAATACCCGGATGTCCCAGTGCGCGGGTCATAAATATCGTTGCGGCCACGAACCACGAAACGCGCATCCGGAATGCCCGATGGAAACTTCTCGGCGCTGTACCGGAAAGACACGCGCACGAACGAGAGCCCGCGGCCGATCTGGCTTTCCTTCCACCCCGGGCAATTGGCAAGAAGGAAGGCGTTTACTTGCGTTGGATTGACGACCAGTTCATAGCTGGCGAACTCGCCGAATGTACCGATCTCCTCTTCGCCCAGGTAGATATTTTCCAGCGCGTCGATGCCGCCCTCACAGAGGACGTAGACCATATGCAACCATTCGCCGTCTCCGACAGTGCCGGACTGCTCCTGGCCCCAGGCAAGCACGCCACCGGTTGCAGCACGGCCCAGGATGAAGCGCACTGGAGCCTTTGAAGAGCGCAGTGTCTGCGCTGAGGGCTCGTTGTCGCGAAGTGGCGATTTGGTGTTGAGCTTTTCCTGCTGCTCGGCAGCATAAAAGGCCAGGCCGGCACCGATGATCGCACCGACAATATTGCCTTGAGCAAAACCAATTACCGCGCCGACGGCAACTTGGGCAAGTTTTTTTACGCCAGAACTCATTCAACCCTCCACGCGGCCAGTGGCGCGCACTCAACCCGGGCGACACCGTCTTCAGTGGTTGCCCAGAAATCACCTGCCCAGAACACGGCCATACTTCGGCCGCCAGGCGCGTCGTACAACACCACGTCACCGCGCTGAATGAAGGCCAGGGACACCCGCGTAAAGCAGGCATCCCATGCCGCTTCAAGGCTGCCGTGCTGTTTCCTGAGCTGCCGCTTTGCTCCCCGCTCGGTCTTGTATTTGCCGCGGTACTGCTCGGCAGGATCGACACCGCACACAGCAACAGTGCAATCCGCGGAAAACAGGCAGCAGTCGAATTCGCCCCATGAAAAAGGCCGCCCGTGGGCAGCCTTGATAACGTCATGAAGACGCGTGGTCCAATCTCTATGCCGCATGGTGTCTACTCATAGGTGAATGTCGGTGCGTCCTTCTTCGACCCCCAGTAAATGGGCCACTCGGACATCTGGGCGATGGCGTAAAAGAAGCGGTCGCCGTCATGACGCGCAC